GCCGAACCAAGAAAGAAGACCAAAGAAATAAATGGTCGTCAGCGCTTTCTGCTGGAGGAATCCAGCAGACCCACTTACGACGAAACTTCGCACGCAATGCGGGGTTCCAACTACGCTCAATCGCAACACTATTCTTCTCTTTCAAACGGTACTTATCAAGGTACCATAGGAAGAGCGAACGTGTATCTGTAGTGAGAAACTTCTTATCAGAGCTTGTATAGGCCCGGATATTTGGAATCCACTTACAGTCGCTTCCGCCGCGTTTTCGCGACGGGAAGTGTGAACGAATGAGTTTCCTCTCGTAGGCATGGTATGGGTGTATAATCACTCCACACATACTATCCAAGGTGAAGGGCACCGTAGGCACATCCGCGGTCTCGTAAAGAGACCTTAGGTAATGCCATAGTTTCCCTTCAGGCTTGGCAACTGAAGCTAGGCCATTAATATTATGGCAGAGCACGGGACCTTTTGATCGCCACTCTCTTATATAAAAGGGGGTCACATCAAATCCGTTAAAGTAGTCACCACCGCAGGACTCCCGAAAGGGCCCTTTGGAAAATGATTTCTCTAAATTCAGTCTAAAGCCGAGGAAAGCAAGTAAAGCTTGCAGGGCCTCAAAGTGCTCTACCGGTACGATGATATCATCACCATAAACCGAGTAAGAGCCCTCAGGGCAACCAACAGCCGAACAAGCCGCAGCGAAAATCAACGTTTCTACAGGGAACGTGGTACCATTGCCCATTGACGAAAATTTTTCGTACAAATAGGTGATACCATCTAACTGATAGTAAGGGCAGCGAACATCGATCAAAAAGCGCAACCATGGAGCAGGAAATAATAATGCTACACAGTTGAAAGCTATTGAGTCAGATGCCGCAGCAAGGTCAACAGTGGCCAAAGAGCCATCGATCGAACCTTGTTTTGCCATTCGTTGATTTCGAAACTGGTCACTCAGGTCAATGCCCCTCTTGCGAAGGAGGCGGTCCTTAATGTACGAATCGCACGCTAGCTGAAGTGGCATATTGCCATCAGGTTCGCACGCAATTGTACGATGAGTTTTCCAGTTCTTTGGAACAAACTCCACCCGGTTGTGGTTAATTGGAACCTTACGCTGACGCCCATAGCCGTAAAACTGGCTAAGTGCATTAACGTAAGGCCATGCTCGGGATGAGCATGGGACACTTTTACTTACTTTCAAGTAAGGAAGTGCGTCCTTTCGACCACGACTGGCGGTTGCACCAGACGTTACCCTAATCCGAGAGGGGAGACCCTCGAGGAAGGGATCAAAAGAGCCGAGTGTACTTGATATGTACCGCTCCATGTGGCGCACTTGTTGAGCAATTGACCCGAAGAACTCGGGGTTGCGATCAAACGCGTCTAGACGTAGGTTTGTCTCTCGACATGCCTGCTCACCAGCTTGAAATGCGGCTTTTGCTGCTTCAAGACAACGTGAGTCGTCTACAAAGTCTGCATTCTTTTTAAAAAACGCAGGAATTTGACGGAGCACTCTTTTGACTTCGGCGTTTACAATGTCGCCGAGTAACGACTCTACATCAGTGAGCTTAGACAAGTCCCGCGCCCTCAAATAACCGAGGATGACAGGATATAGCTCACCTAGTAGATCTTGGTAATCGGATATGAAGTATCGACAGACGTCATACGCTTCATTATTAGGGTTCATATGAACCTCCTAGCTACGGGATTAATAGGATCAGACGGATAACCACCTGAAACATAATTTCCAAAAATACGGCCTTTTCCTCTAAGGAAAAATAGAGGACCAGAGCGGCTATTGCAAAACAGCCGGTCCAGAACAGCCTACGCCGAAACGACACCTAACCAAGAAAGTTAGAGGTCGTGACAACACTGGAGAACTCGTCACCCGCAACAATGTCGCGGAAAATGGCTAGAACTTCAGCAATGTCAGTGGCATTGGC